CCAAAGTGGAGATAATTGACTGAGGGTCAACCGCAGTCAATTCCTGAAGATTTATAGATTTTCTAGCCATAGGGAACCTTCTTTCTTATCAAAGTCATTTACGAACTCACCAGTCTCAGGACTAAATCTTCTTACCGTCCCAAACTCAGGCATATCTTCATCGAATTCGTATTCTCTATCAGGATACATTATTTCGATGTCCATTTCTTCCGTTATCGCAATATTTTTTACACACGATGCGGTGGCCCCAGCAAGAGCGTCAGCCAAGTCTTTAGACCCAGTAGCAGGGTGATCAATCTTATTATTACCAAACAGCCTTAGCTTAAGTAGTTCTTCTTCGACAAGGATCTCATTCCAATACCCGCGTAATCTTGTATCGTAAATAGCAGTCAACAGCGTGTCATAATCAGCCTTCTTTACGCTGTGGAAGTCTGCATTGATACCTTGAGCTCTTAATGACTGGATCATCTCAACAGACTGCCAGCGGTCAAACGTAACGAGAGCAACATCAAACTTTCTACACAGATCAACAATCATCTGCCTGATGGAAGCAAAGTTGATCTCATTACCAACAGTAGCCTCCCAAGAATAAACGAGGTCCATATTTACCACCGGTAAAGTTTCAACACCCATAGATGTCTGTATCTCTTTCATTCCAGGGCTATGTACCATACAAAGAGCAGCCCTATCTCGCTTCAAAGCAAGGTCCACATGAATGAATCTTGTTCGACCATCAGAGCCAGTAAACCATTTTTTAAATGAAGAATCATCCTCATCTATCGGGCTATCTGAATAGTTGAAAGCTTTCCTTACAAGATCGGGATCACGGAAGTATGCGTCTTCCATGTTAGGAGGTTCACACTCAAACCTAGCCCTAGCTTCAATCGGATTGCGAATATATTCCGACTCCAACTGCTCACGTTCAATTGTCGGATTAACCTCCCATGTGGCAGCTTTGATTGTCCAAGTCTTAGGCTCGTTCTTCTCATTCGCATTGATAAATCTTGTCTGAATAAAGTCACCCTTATAACGCGGGAATGAAAGGAGAATAACTTTTCCGACTTCTGGGAAACGTGACATAACAGACAACTTACTCATATTGTAAATCGCTGACGCGGAACCCTTGGACCTAACTTCTCCTCGTAACTCCGCATCAGTCTTGAATGCTGCAATTTCGTCAAGAATTACGGTCAATACTTCATAACCTTCCCAACCCTCACTTTCAGAGTGACCAGAGAAACATCTCACAGGTCTAGAGAAGAAAAAGATCTCAGAAACTCTGGGTTCAAATCCAACCTCATTAAAGAAAGGCGACGACAGCAGTAAGTTCTTCAATGGCTCAAAGAACACCCTCTGCGCCTGCTGAGCGTTCACAGCGAGGTTCAAGAGGTCAATATAGACACCGTTCGCCTTACCAAAATATGAAAGCGGGTCCCTTAGACAATGAAGCAAGTACGCGGTATAAGCGATTGAAATGCGAGCACAGTGATCCTTACCGCTACCCTTTCCTAACATGCAGATGACTTCATTGTCTGTGTACTTCTTGTACCACTCAGAACCCTCCTCCTCGCCATAAAGCTTCTGAAGAGTCTTCTCCTTAAAAATCTGAGTGCTGTGACGTACAATCTCTAACTGAATAGGAGATAGTTCTGGAAGACCAAGATACTTACGATCCTGCACGAATGTCTGAATAGATACAGGTTCTTCTTCTAGTTCTTCTTGTTTAAGAAGTCTATCGAAGTCTTTTAATTCTAGATTAATACCAAAGATGTCTGACATTTTTCCTCGTAATTAATTTTTAAAACTTTATTTAAGAACTTTCCTGCGAACGTTCAAGTCAGTACTTCTCGACCACTACAACTTCTTCTTCGACTTCTGTCTCAGACATGATTTCAAAAGCAACAGCAAGTTCCTTACGAACTTCTTCGGCAATATCTGGATACTTAGAAATAACGTCTCTTAGAACCTTCGATAAAATCTGATTGACATTCTCTGCCTTCTGCATCCTTTGGATGTAGTCAGCATCAGCATTGTTACCACCAACCATCAACTTATGAAGTTGTGCTTTCTTGGTGGCAATGTCCCCCGCAAGTTTTAAAGCCTGAATTCTCTGGGCGACCATGCCGTGATCAGTTGCAATAGAAACAGTTTCCCAAGCCTCTTTGCTGATCTGATCGAACTCATCAAGAGCCTTAATTGTATTGTACTGTAACTTCTCTAGAAAATAAGGATCTCTATCAGCCTGGTCTTGAACGATCTTCTTGTACTCAGCAACGTACTCCTTAGCCTTAGAAGATGGTATAGAAAGAAGAGAAGCAATCTCATGATTGCTATAGCCCTTTACATGCAAGATTCCTGCTTCTTGAATATCTCTTACCTTGTCAAGAATAGAAGTTTCTTTTACCGGCTCAATATTTGACACAGACGCTCCTTGTAGTCAAGAATTACTTTATCCCAAGAATAATCCTTATGAATAATTTTAGCAGACTTCATAGTCTTTTGCTTGACCTCAGAGTAATTATCTACAACGTATTTCATCTTATCACACAAATCATCAAAGTCTGGGTAAGCCCACCTGCCGCCAGAATAAATTCCAAATGTTCCTTCAGACGACCAAGTGTAATTCAAAGGTACGGACATTTCAGCATACTCAGTACACGCGGTAGCATTGGTGCATATTGTAGGTGTACCGCAGGCTATTGCATTAAAAGGTATCATGCCCCAACCCTCACCCATTGTCGGGTAAATTAAACAGTCAGTCTTCCTGTAAAGATCAGCAAGTTCTTCTTCAGTCATCTCATAATCAATAACATCTATTCTTGGATGTTGACTTATCGCCCCCAAGTTCATATTGCCACTACGCAGGCGTGCATCAGGAGGGCCAAGAGATTTAATAATCAACCTATAACCAGGGGTATTGCCAAAAGTTTTTACAAAAGCATCAACTGCCATTTGAGTGTTTTTTCTTGATGAAGGACTTCCTACATGAGTGAAAATAAAATCTTTATCCGAAGCAGTTTCAAAACTCGGATAGAAAATATTGGTCTCAACACCAAGCTTAAACGAATGAACATTGCCATGTCCCGTATTTTCTTCAAAGACTTTTCTAGCCCAACTAGATGTAGTCCATACTTCATCACACTCATTAAGTCTTGGAACCCAAGACGATGGTAAAGTGTCAGTTTCCCAATAAGAAAATCCTATATTGTAACCAAGTCCACGCTTAAAATCTACTGGCAAACAGTTGTTAATTAAAATATCAACCTCAGTGCAATGATATGTTGATTGTGTAAAAAGACCATCTTTAAGCGTTATCAAAACATCTTGCTCAATATACTCGGGATGCAAAATATCCTCTGGCTCAAAGAGTGGTAGACCCAACTTTTTGAGACCAGAGGATATTCTGTATGAAGCATAACCGTAGCCGTCAGCCTTGCTCTTCGACAGTGCTCTCCAGCATATTTTGCTTCTCATTATCTTCAACTACTTTATAGATAGTAAAAGATTCGTTCTCAGAAAACTTTTCTAAGTTTTCTTTGACAATCTTTATTTGCATCAAACCCCCTCTCAAAAGATCGGTGACAATAGGTTCAGCAAAGGAATACTATCACAAACTATTAAGATTTGTAGGAGATATTGCGTTTTTATAAAAATTATTCTTCTTCGAAAGAAAGCTTCTTTCCAATCGAAACAGCCTGTTCGTTTAAGTAAGCATAATCATAGCCATGCTCCTTGGTGTACTGTACCCTATAATTAAACCAACCAGGCAAGGCTCTCCAGAACTTGTCATCAGTATCCTTTGCAAGTTCATCAAGTTCCTCATCGGTCAGCAAGAAGGAAAGAACACCTAGGGGCATATAGACAACCATATCGTATGTTTCACTTTTACCTAGAGTATATTCCTTGAGAAGATCTTGGAAAGCAGTAATTATTTTACGTACACCCTCGCCAGCAAAGTAGTCAATTTCTCCATGAGGGTTTCTAATGCGAGGACAGTAGTCATCAACTGTTGAGACGGTACCGAACGTCCTGCACACCATCGGCCTATAACCATAGATTGTGCATCCGTTCTTAAAGAATACGCACTTCCTTTTAGTCTCACCACCAAGTTCCCAATCCTCATCATACATGGCTTCCTTTAGACCATCGACAATACCGTTCATCCACTCATCAGCAAAGTCCATACCCTTATCTTCCATGTAAAGATAATATTGCTGACGGAGACTGAACGCAATGTTGGCGCACTCTGCCATATGGATGTTTAAACCAATAGAGCAACACTTACCAGAACCTAGACATTTGTACTCCGTCTGATTTTGCTTAGCTTCTAACAATCTAACTTGATTGTAAATCATATCCAACTTAGCAAAAGTTGATATGTCTTTTGTGTTAACAGATCTTCTCAAAACTTTTTACCTTTCTTTCTTTGCTTATTAATCTTTTGCATTTCACGGCGCTTTTTCTCAACCGCCTGTTGCATTGGTGACTTTGGTCTTCTCATGCTGGTCTGACCAAGATTCCTACCTTTACCGCGATATTTCAAAAGATCGTATTTTTTAACCCAGTTATAAACTGCCTGAGGTGTGACTTCGATGCTGTAACTTTCTTTAAGACGCTTACATATGTCCGTCAGATTCATCCTGCGCTTGACATAGTGATCGTACAGCCACTGCTTATCCTTGTAAGGTTCCGTAGCCACGATCAATATAGTACCACAGAGCGATACCCAATGAGTCGTTTATATCCTCGTCATCTGTGCTGAAAGCAATTTGTTTCTCAATAATAGCTTTGACACGATCTTTTCTTTCTTTAGAAAGCCGCTTCTGTACACCCTTACCGCCACACTCAGTAGTGATTCTTTTCTTGTCTTCTTTAGAAATGTTCTTGTATCCAATTACATTCTTCCAAATCAAAGGATTGACATCACAAACTGACTGACAGTAATCGTCAAGGTTCCCCCAAGTGTAACCAATAATGTACG